CGCAGACTGCGCAAAGATCCTTTAGATATATGGGTAGAAGCCAACGGAGCTTATAGTCCAGCAGCCGACGAAAAATTAGAAGCAGAATTTGCAGTGGATGGAGTCTCGGCCTATATTAGACTGACAGTACCGTTAGCAGCGGGAACAAGAATCACAGTAATCAAAAGAACAGGAAGAACTTGGTATGATAGGGGAGAAGCCACAGCATCTGGAGGTATTACACTGCTAGATAATTCAACTGCTATTGCCCGTTTCATAGCGGAGAAGACCACGGGTTTACCTCGATAAATATATGATGAATTCAACAGAGAAAAAAATGCCAGAAAATCAATCAAAAATCCCAGAGATCCCCCAGGCTCGACCTAATGAAACAGGCGGGTTCCATTTTGAAGGGCACATCAAGATCTTTGATCCTAGCACCAAAGAAGTGTTTATTGATAAACGCAATGCCATTCACTATGAAAACATGAGTGTGGCCATGGTGCAGAGTCTCAGCAATCAAGGACAAGGCACAGTTTATCAAATGGCATTTGGATCTGGTGGCACAATTGTAGATCCAACAGGATTGATTACATATCTAACACCTAACACTATAGGAGTAAACTCCAGTCTGTACAATCAAACCTATGTGAAAGTTGTAGATCAAAATGCCATTGAAAACGCCGATCCTGCTAGAAATCTCATGCAGGTAAGACACATCAGTGGTGCTACGTATAGCGATATATTGATCAGTTGTTTGCTTGATTACGGAGAACCCCTGGAACAACAGGCCTTTGATAATTCAGTAGATATGAACGGAAACTTCGTTTTTGATGAACTTGGACTAGTTAGTTACAGTCCCAGCGGCACCGGTAAATTATTAACACATGTAGTGTTTCATCCTGTTCAAAAGAGCTTGAACAGATTGCTACAGATCGATTACACCATACGTGTGCAGAGTCTAACTGGTTTCACAGAGGTATAATAGATGCCATATTCAGTCAATTTCACAGATAAAGAAAATAAAACACCCATAACGGTGTTTGATAATACCTCTAGCACTGATACCAGTCTAACATTTCCAGGTAGAAACGTCACGGGATATGGACAGATTATTGCAGAAAACTTCCTGGCGCTGCTTGAAAATTTTGCTTCTGCTGACGAACCAATAAACCCTATAGAAGGACAGCTTTGGTACAACAGCACTGACGGAGTACTTCAAATATGGGATAATACTGCATGGAAAGCAGCCTCAGGTATACAAAAAGGTGTAAGTGAGCCGTCAGTAGCGGCCAGTAAGGTAGGAGAATTATGGGTCGATACCACCAACCAGCAGTTGAGAATTTTCACAGGGTCACGTTGGATTCTAGTAGGACCATCAGAAAGTGCTGTTGACGGATTAAGATATGGACCTGTAGTTGAAAAGGTAGCAGACTCCGACAACATAGATAGATTTATTTTGGTTTTCTATATTGCAGATATACCAGTAATAATTTTTAGCAAGGACAGTTTTACTCCTAAGACTATCATCTCTGGTTTCGACATTGTGCGATCCGGTATCAATATATCTAATCCCAGCACCGCGCCCGAGATAGCAGAATTCGTTGGAGGATTCGAACCGATATTATTTGGCACAGCCACTCGTGCTAATGCACTTAATGTCGGAGGGATTGAAGTAGAGTCAGGAAAATTCTTGAGATCTGATACTATTAACACCGCTGATTTTGCATTTAACATAAGAAATAACAACGGCGTTACAGTAGGAGTTGATGGTACTTTTAACATTGGCACCACAGCCACAGCAGCTAAAATATACAACAGTGCAGCTGGTAGTTCTATAGATATCCAAACAAATCGTGACGGTATTCCGTCAACCATTTTAAAAGTGGTGGACAACAGAGTAGGTATAAATCAAGCAACTCCTAGCCAGGCTCTAGATATTGATGGCAGCCTAACGCTCACTGGTTCGATCATCGTAACAAACAATACTGCCAGCACTAATCTAAACAACGGAAGTTTTAGAACTGCTGGTGGTGCTGCTATTACAAAAAACCTCATAGTGGGTGACGGAGTTGATATCACAGGTACATCACAGGTCAATAATCTACAACCAAAGACCACTGAACTGTATGATCTAGGCACTAATCTTAAACGTTGGAAGACCATCAGAGCCAAAACAATCATAGCAGACGATATACAAGGTATTTTGTCTGGCAATATCAGCGGTAATGCCAACACCGCTACCAGTCTTACAAACATCACTAGTTTTCAATTAGCAGGCGATGTAATAAGTCCAGCTGTGCAATTTGACGGGCAGGTAGGAAGCTACACCAAGGTATTCAATACATCGTTGACCGCTAATATAATTGCCAGTAAAGATCAACCCTTTCCGAATGTATCTAAGCCTACTGATTTTGTGCTTACATATAGGGCCAGTGAAGCGGCATTAGCATCATCGGGTTTATTAAAACAGACTCGAGACACATTCGTAGGAGATCTAGGTATTCCAATCGGCGGAATCATTCCTTATGCCGGCGCAACCGCGCCATACGGATTTTTATTTTGCGACGGATCGGAAGTTGAAAGAACAAAGTTTTCAGTGTTATATGATGTGATAGGCACTACCTATAACGGATTAGCTGCGTTGATCGGAGTGAACACTTTTAGACTGCCGGATCTTAGAGGAAGATTTGCCTTAGGTAAGGACAACATGGACAATGCCGGCACAGTACCAATAGTCACAGGCGGATTTGTAGACGCCGGCGGCGGCACAACAGGGCGTGTGCCTGACGTTAAAGCTATTACCCTTGGTGGCGATGCAGGGCAAAGTTCGGCAACGCTCACACTAGCAAATTTACCAGAGCATAGTCATACATTAAGTTCCGGTACACAAGATTATTCGGCTATAGCCGTGACCACAACTATTGATCCTGCAGCGGTAACAGGTCTAGGACCAACTGCACCTGGACAGGCACAGTATCTCAAAGATTCGGGAGGGATTAAAAAACCAGCTCTGACCACGTTGAGTACTCCGATAGGTATTATGAACCCATTTCTAACAATTAATTACATTATTAGATCTGGACCACCGTTATTTTAATTAGAGAACAAGAATGGCATATCAAATAAACAAAACTGACGGAACTATCGTAGCCACAGTGGCCGATGGGCAGATAGACACATTATCCACTGACCTTACTCTGATAGGCAAAAATTACAGTGGATTCGGTGAAGCATTCAATGAAAATCTAGTTAAAATTCTAGAAAACTTTGCCAGCACCACAGCACCCCTACGTCCACTCAAGGGACAGGTTTGGTTTGATAATGCAGAAAACAAACTCAAGGTATATAATGGATCTGTTTTTATTCCAGTGAGTTCCGCCACTGTTTCAAGCACACAACCTGATACATTGAGCATAGGTGATTTGTGGTTCGATGATGTAGGTGCACAGTTATATTTCTTCGATGGAACACAACCTATATTGATCGGACCCGCATATTCCACAGCACAGGGCAAAAGCGGACTAGAAGTTGACAGCATCCTAGACACTTTGAACCAAACTAGAGTTGTAACATATCTTTATAATAACGGTATACTATTAGGAATTTTTGCCAAAGACAGTTTTACACCTAAAATTGCTATCATCGGATTTAGCGGTAATATAGAACCTGGATTTAACGCAGGCACATTAGCTAACATAAAGTTCCGAATAACCTGTACCAACTCAGAACAGCTAGGGGGTGCAGTAGCTACCACATATGCCCGAAGAGACACATCAAATACTTTTAATGGACAGGTGTCCGTTGGTGTAGATGCAGGTATTGTGATAGGATCAGGCAATCAAATGAATCTCTTGGTGAGCTCGGGGGATATAGAAGTATCTAATTTCGCCAGCGACAAAGATCTATTTCTAAAGGTTAGAAAAGGTATCGATCAAGAAACTGCCGTAGCAATAGATTCCAGTTCAAGAATCGTAGATATATATTCGGGGAAACCTGACAGCACAGTCAACGTTGGCGGCAGTCTAGTGGTCACAGGGAACCTTACAGTTGAAGGAACTACTACTACTATCAATACTGCCAATGTAACTATTGAAGATAAAACACTTACATTGGCCAATGTGGCAGCACCCAGTGAAACCACTGCTACAGGTGCTGGTATAATAATTAGATCAACCGGTGCAGATTCATCTGCCTACGATAAAGAAATAGTTTATAGGTCTACCAGCGAGGGGCCTCCCCCTACTGGAGTATTTGACGTTAGTGAAGATCTAAATCTTGCAGCAGGCAAACAGTTACAGATAGGCGGGGTTAAAGTCATTGACGGTAACAGTCTTGGAAGTTCAATTACCAGTATTCCGGGAGTTAACGAATTCGGTAAGCAGATTCTTATAAAAGTTGGTCCTGGCGCAACATTAGATCCGTGGTATTTACAATTAGAAAATAATAGAATATCTACAGTGTCTAGCAACTTAGATATCGAACTTGAACCAGACGGCTCGGGAAATGTTGCGTTAATAGGCTTGCCGAGAATCACAGGAATGCAGAATCCTGTGGGTCAACAAGATGCAGCCACTAAAGAATATGTAGATAGCACAGTAGAATCTAGGCCTTTGATATTCAGTATGGATTTGTCTGATGGTAAGTCTAACGCATATATTATTTCTAATGTGCTAAACAATCTTGCACCTGTAGCGGAATTTAGAAGTGGCACTTATGCAAGGATATTGTGTACTCTGATAAATCCTTCCAGCACC